CTTGGCGTGTTCCTCGACCGTGATGGTGCCGGCCTGGAGCGCGGCGTCCAGTTCCCGCACCACGTCCTCGTAAGTGACCAGCGCATCCTTGGCCTGGTTTATGATGGACTCGGCCTTCTGGGCCGCCGCAGACAGCGCTTCGATTTCCGCCGCAGCCCCGCCGCCGCCGCCACCGCCGCCGCCACCGCCGCCGGTGTCATAGTATCCGGTGCCGTCCAGCACATTCCCGGTGCCGCCCATCAGCGGATCGTTTTCGGCGATCAGCGTCTGGGCCGCCATCCGGCCGTTGTAATACTGGCTGTATTGCTCGGCCATCGCGGCGTTGTCGGCCGATGTCAGCGCCATCCGCGCCCGCGATGCGTCCAGCAGGCCCTGGCCCAGGTTCTTCACCTTGTCGATGGCGTTGTCGATCCAAGACCCGCCGTCTGCGCCGGTGTCCTGGCCAAGCTGACTGGCCAGCCCGATAGCGCCGCGCAGCGCCTGCTGCAGGCCGCCCACGCCGGCAATGGCCCCGTTCATCCAGCCAGGCGATGGAGCCGCCCCTGCCAGCGTCTGCAGCAGCGTGATGGCCTCGCGCACTTCCGTCTGGACCGCCTCGACACCGCTTTTCGCCGGCCCCATCCATCGATGTCCGCGCCCAGTTCGGCCACCGCCTTCGCCGCGTCCCGCGCGTCCCTGGTCGCTTCCAGGATCGAAAGTTCGGCCAGGGCGGCCTGCATTTCGCGCACCTTGCCGGCGGCCATGCCGTATTTTTCGATCAGGTCGCCCATCGGCGTGTCCAGCGCCTTGATCGCGCCTTCCATCGTCTTGACCGTGCCCGCCAGTTCGTCCAGCGCGTCATTCGCCGCGTCGGCCTCGTTCTGGATTTTGAACAGGCCGTCGATCAGCGGCCCCAGCGCCATCACCACGCCGGAAATGGCCAGACCCGCCAGGGCGCCCATCCCGCCGAAGGACGCGGCAAGCTGCGGTAGCTGCTGGCTCAGGGTCACGCTGGCCCGCGTGCCCATCGAAAGCTGGGTCACAATGTCCTGAATTTGGTAGCTGGCCATCTGGATGCGCGGCCCCAGGTTGCCGGCCGATGCGCTCAGTGCCCGCAGCCCTGTCGCCGCCGGCGCCGCCGCCTTGCCGACGCCCGACAGCCCCCGCGTCATCGTCTGGCCGGCGCGCTGCACGGTCGTGGCCGTGCGCTGCGCTTCCCCGGCGAAACTTTCCAGGGCGCGTTCGGCGTCGTCCAGGTCCGAGAAATCCGCGCGGATGCCGATTGTCGCGATGTCAGTCATGGTGCCCCCGTCAATCCGGCGCGAATGGCGCGTCTGCGTCCATGTCCCGCGACCTGTTGAGCGGTGGTATTCGTCCACCCGCGCCTGGCCCTTGTGCTTCGCGATGTAGGCCCGGCGCGGGCGGCCCAGTTCCTTGGGCGCCGCGTCCAGCCAGGCCTCTTGTCGAATGTGAAGCGCCGCCTGGTTTAGGGCGGCGATATAAAATTTGCCGTGTTCCAGACTTCCCGCAGGACTGCCTGGCGCACCATCGGGTTGTCCATCACGGCTGCGATACCGTCAGGCCCGAATTTCGGTTTCTTGCCGTTGACCGTGAAGTTGTCGGACCAGCCCACCAGCGCGACCTGCGCCAGCTTCATGTCCTTGGCCATCACTTCGTCGGTGGTCTTGCTCGCCGACGTGTCAGCGCGCAGCAGGTAGGCCGCGACAGCCGGATCGTGGCTGCCCTTGATGCGGAACGTGACGGGCTTGCCATCGTCCCCCATGACAGGCTTGCCCAGGATCACAAGCGGGATGTCCACGCCCGACGTGGCCGCCGGGCGTGGGTCAAAGTCGTTCAGGTCCATCAGGTCACGCCGCTGTTGTCTTCGACAATCGTGCCCGGAATGGTCACGACTTCCGCCTGGCGCCGGATCACGTCGTTCGCGCCGCCGTAGTTCTTGCGCCAGCTTCCCACGATGACCTGGGCATACTGGATCGCGCCGTTCGGTGCCGTGATTTCCACCGAAATCTTCTCGGCTGCGGTGCCCTTGCCGGCATCGAACGCGGCTTTCATGATGATCTGGCCGGCGTCGGTCGGATCGTCGGCCATGTTCAGTTCAAAGCTGCCGCCGTCCTGGATGCCGCGAAACGGGATGCGCCCGTCCACGATGGAATCAAACGACTGCATTTCGTAACCGTCGCCGATGGTCCCCAGGTCATCGAAGCCGCCAACATCGGTGAACGTCAGCGCCCCGTAGCCGGATGCGTCGAAGGTGGCCGGCGCCGAAGCGCTGACCGCCAGGGTGGAGCCCGCTGTGGGCGTCAGGTTGGTTGGCATGGTGCCCTCCTATCAGGCCCCCCGTGGGGCGTTGTGGCTCAGTTGGAGCCGGCGATGTATTCGGCGCGAACCGGCACCAGCCAGTGGTCGCCAGTGCTGCGCCCGCTCAGACAATAGCACCTTTGCACCGTCACTGCAGCAGTTCGCCACACCAGCCGCAGGTTCTGCGGCCAATGGGCGGCCAGTTCGTCGCCCCGCGCCAGGTAAACGGCTTCGTGCCGGCCCAGTTCACAAAACAGGTCCATTTGCAGGATGCCCCGGTGAACCAGCGGCGTGGCCGCGTCCATCCCGCCAAGCTGCGGCAGGTTGTGCAGCACCGTCGGCCGCAGCCAGTAGTCAGCCTGCACCGCCGGCTTCCCCGGCCACACCACCGTGACCGGATCGGCCAGCGCATCGGCCACCGTCTGCAGGTGGCCCATCAGCGCGCTGTGAATGTCGGCCTGGGCGATCAAGTCAGTTCTCCGCTGCCAGTTGGGCGAACATCTTGGCCACCATAGGCTGCCAGCGCTGCACCGCAAGCGCCACCATCCCCTGCGGCGCCTGGTTGGACCAGCCGTTTTCGAGCCGCTCGGCATAGGGCAGATTGTTCACCAGGTAGACCACGGTCCCGCCCTCGACGCCCTGAACCATGCCCTGGACGCGCCCGATGGAAACGCTGCCCGACGGGTCTGCGATGTCCACCGTGCCGGCTTCCGGCCGCCCGATGGACGGCAGCCAGTTCGACCTGAATAGGCCCGTGTCCACCGGCGACATCAGGATCACTTCGCTGAACATTTCCAGCGTCACCTTCCGCAAGCCCAGGTCCAGCTTGTTGCGGGTCTTGTTCGTCCACTTCGCCACCTGGTCGCCGAATTCCGTCATAGCCTGGCCCGCATCTTGTAGTGCAGCACAGAACCGCGCAGGCGGAACGCGCCGGCGTCCAGGATCGTGAGCGTTCCGAAGCTGCAGACCACCTTGTCGGTGGTGGTCACTTCGAAGCCCACCGCATCGCCAGCCATCAGGACCGTGAATTCGCCGGCCTTGATCGTCGCGTCGGCCACGTCGTCCTGGCGCACCGGCAGCGGCACGATGAAGGCCGGGTGATCCGTCACGGTGTCCATCGACGGGTGCAGGTGCACAGGCCCGTCGTCGGCGACTTCCAGCCGCCGGATCGCGCCCAGTTCGCCCCAGTTGGCGATCAGCGCCGACGTGGTGGCCGCCAGGCTCATCCCCGAACCACCTGCGTCTGCCCAGGGCTGGTGGCCAGGTAGCCCGCCAGAAGCCGCTCCACCGCGTCATAGCGCGGCCGGCCCTTGCCCCCGGTGTATTCCACTTCGATCACGTCCACCCGCTCGCGCTTGATCGCGCCTTCCTGGGTGGCCAGCGGATCGGCCCCGGTCTGGATCAGGTGGGCCATTTCCATCTGGGCGTCCTTGATCGCCTGCGGGATGGTCGAGGATGGCACCGACCAGCCATCGACCAGGTAGTCGCTGGGCACCACGCGCGGCCAGGACCGCGAGCCGTCCTTCTCAGTGCGGAACCCGATGAAGCGGAACGTGGCATCCAGTGCCACCGCCGCCCGCCGCAGGTTGGCCTCGTCCGTCGCGTCGGCGCCTGATAGGGTCCAGCCCATCGCGGCAGCCCGCGCCTGGTATTCCGCCAGCGTGGCGTAGCTGTCAGCGGCAGCGCCGCCCGGTGTCGTGTCCAGACTCATTCTTCACCGTCCTGCTGCTTAGGTGGCCGGCCGCGCCGCCTGGGCGCCGGGCGCTCGGCCCGATAGCCGACGGCCGCGTAGTCGCCGACCATATCAGGGTGCACGTCCACCTGGTGCCCAGTGTCCATGTGCCGCATCTTCACCAGGTCTGCCATCGGTTCCCCATCTGACGTTAATCAGTGGGCCGGCGTGAACCGGCCCACCAGGAACGTCAGCCCATCAGCCCAGAAGCGTGGCGATGAATTCCGACTGCACCGCCTTGAAGCCCCACGCCAGGTGGATTTCCCAGGTGCGCTGACCATACTGGGCGATGTCCAGCATCAGGTAGGTCATGCCAAACTGGTCGGAAATCAGCATCGGCGTGATGGTCGGGTTCGCCGGCATGATCGGCGGGCGCATGACGCCCACAACCGCGTCCCGTTCAAAGCACAGGTTCGGCGTGTAGCTGTCGCCGATGGTCACAGCGTCGGTGTCGGCCTCGACGGCCAGAAGGCCGGGGTTGCCGATGGTGAAGCTGCCGCCGCTCAGTGCGGTGTTGGCCACATACTTCGTGGTCGTGCCCGCGAACGTCACAACGTCGCCCGCCAGAAGGGTGCCGCTGCCGGTGTCCACGTTGATCGTGGTGTCACCGATGCCGCCTTCCGCCGACAGCAGATAGCCGGTGCCCGTGCCCTTGGTGTGGGCGCTGATCTGGCCGCTGGTCCGCATTTCGAAGCCGTATTGCCGACGGATCACGCCCATCCGGCGTTCCTCGTCCGAACCCGCCTGGCTCGCGTCCAGGACAACGCCCAGTTTCAGCAGGTTGGCCTCGCTGGTCGTGTCGCCCACGAATTGCAGGTCCGACATCGGCGCGCCGTTGTCCCGAAGGATTTTGCGCGCGTCGGCCAGCGGCGTCAGCGCCGTTGCGAACGGGTTGGTGCCCGCAGTGCCGGTGGCACGGCTGGCGCCCTGGTAGATCGCCGCAACGCAATCGGCCTCGGCTTCGTTCCGCAGGGTGCGCATGCCCTGGGCCACCAGTTGGCGAACCCATTCGGCCGACGTGGCCCCGTTGTCCAGGCTGCGCTGCTGTTCGCCGGTCAGGTGCCAGGCGACTTTGCGCGACTTGGTGATTTGGACTTCAACGTCGGCGGCCGTGGCATCCGTGCCGGTGGCCGAGACATTCGCCGGCGTGAAGTCAGCGGCGGCACGGGTCGGCGCCACCGGCACCTTCACCACGTCGCCCTTGGCCACGCCCTGGTCGTTGAAGTTCGCGTTGATGGCGCCAACGGCGCCAAAGGGTTCCGCCGCAACAGTCTGGGCGGCGGAAAACAGAATCGGCTGCAGTGCCGTCAGAGTGTTGGGCATTGGCCCCTCCTATTCAGTCCGCAATGGTGACACCAGGGTTCTTGGCGAAGAATTCGGCCTTTTGCCGTGGCGTCATGCTGTCAAGTTCGCTCGCGCGAACGGTTCCAGGCTTCCCGCCGCTTCCCTGGGGCTGCTTCCCGCTGCCCCCTTTCCCGGTGTCTGCGACCGCATAGGCTTTCGCCGCAGCCAGGTCTTTTGCCAAGTCCGCCAGGGTGGCCGAGTAGTCAGGCCCCGTGCCGGTCATCGGCTTGCCGTCTGCCGACAGCACCAGCATGGTGCCGTCGTCGCGCAATTCTACCCTAGAAAGGGCGCTTGCCGCAATGTCGTCGATGGCGTCGGGAATGAAGCCCGCTTTCGCCAGTTCGGCCTTGAGCGCTGCGGCGGCCTGGCCGCGCATCACCGACTGCAGCCGTTTGTCCTTGTCGGCCAGCTTCGCCTCGAAGTCCTTGGCCAGCGCGTCCAGCTTCGCCTGGGCTTCCTCGGCCCCCTTGCCGTTGCCCTTGGCCTTCTGTTCCAGGTCCGCGATCCGCGCCGCGATTTCGTCGGGCGCGCCCAGCTTGCTGTAGGCCTGGGCGTTGGCTCGTTCCTTCTGCAGCGCAGACTTGAGTCCGGTCAAATCCTCGACCGGCATAACCTTCGACAGGTCCAGCACCTTCGCGCCGTCCTGTTCCTCGACCACGCCCGCCAGGGTTTCCGGCAGGCCATCGACGCTTTCCAGGGTGATCTTCATGGTTTCGCTTCCCGCGTTGTGGGCTTCCTGCCCGGTTGGTTTCACTCGTCCACAGTTTCCGGCGTTTCCTCGGCCCAGGCCGCGACCAGTTTCTTGTCGCTGCCCTTATAGCGCGCCAGGGCGGCCTTCAATGCCGCCGGCCGTTCCGCTTTCGGGTGCTTTTGCACCCACGCCAGCAGTTCGAAGCCGAATTCGAATTCAGGGGTTTGCTTTGTCATAGCGTTGGAAAATCCCTAGCAGTTTCGGGTGGATGCGGTAGTGCTGCGCCGGGCCTTGCATATACAGGGCGAAGCACTCGGCCACATATTCCTTGTCATTCGTCGCGGCGTATTCCGACACCAGCGCATCCCAGCGGGTCAGGCGCGGGCGCTCATCATACAGGAA